CGCATTGAAGCGTGTAATCTGGCCTGAACCGCACTCATAACCTTCATTGAACGCTCTAAAATCGCCAAAGTAGTGCCAACTGGAGCTTCTGCGTTCATATCTGCCGCTTTTACGTCAGCCGCAGACGCAAATCTTCGTCCTTCCTCTACAATATTGCCCAAAAGTTGGTACAAAACACCGCTTGGCTCTTTGTAAGGCAGGAAACTTATGTTTTCTTTGATCGAACCACCTGGAACATCGACATCTCTGAACTCTCCAGGCATGATTGGGGTGTCATCACCCTTGATTCTTAGCCCTCTTGCCTTCAAACCGCCAGGTAAGTTGCTTAAAGTACCTGCATCTACCAGTTGTCGGAGCAAAGAAGTGGCTGATTTGGCTAATCCACCGATCATATGGATCAAACCAAAGCCATAAAAGCCTAAACCTGGGATATATTGGTAGTGAACAAAGTGTTCTCGTTTGTTTTTTAGCCGATCTGACTCGTACCAGTTGCGTCTGATTGCCAAAATTTGCCTAGAACCCAAGTCAATGGTCACTACATAGGGCAAACTAATGCCTGTCAGCTTGCCATTTTGCGAATCTTCAAATCCTGGCAGGTCAAGATCTACCTGCATTTCAAGCAAAGTGTGCCTAGAGTCTGATTCGTAGCTTCCGTTGTCGCCTGTAAGCTCGTTATATTTCTCTTTTACTTGATCTGGGTCTGAAGAAGCATCTTGCAAGTCAATATCAAGATAGAACCCTGACACCTGAAGCTTCCTAATATCGTTAGGACTCTTCTTCATCACATGCGTAGCACGTTCACAGGTTGCCAGATCAGCCGCGCCATAGCTTACTACGAAATCTTCAGCAGGAACGAACATACTGCAAGGTCTTCCCATCGTGGGATCGTAATAAACTTTCCTAAACGCAGAGCCAGCCAAAGGTAGCGAAAACAGCATCCTCTCCGTTTCGGTGCGATATTCTGTCATTTTCTCAGTGACGAGATAGTTCAGGTAATCTTTAACTCGATGCGCCTGTTTTTCTTTCTCATCGTTGATTGCCCCTACAATGCTTGTTTTTACAGGGCCGCTGGCAGGAAACAGTTCTTGTATGGATTGAGACTGAAACCTAATTACTGCCTCTGTTAAAAGGGGATGGAACACACCACATGCCCCATCCCAGGGGGTAGTCCTTTCTTCATGCTTCAGACCTAAAAGATCGAGTCCGTCTATGTAAGATCTCTCCCAATCAGCACGGCTCTCTTTATCGGTCTTAAACTGGCCGATCAAATCAGAGGCTAATATATTTAAATCTTTAGGATCAACAACTTCTGCTAGGTTTGCGTCATGGGATAATCCCATCATCTCGCTTACACTTGGATCAAAGTCGATTAATATACCGCCATCAGGCGTTTCAATAGAAACCGACTCAGGGTTTTCTATTTCTATCTCAACTTCGCCCATATCCTGATTTACAGGTAGGGGCGTACCCAAGGGGCGATCAATAGCCATTTAGCCGTCTTTCCTGAAAGGTTGGGGTCTAGCCGCGCCAGAGCCTCTTGCCATGCCGCCAGCCATGCCACCTTTAGTTTTGCCACCACGCATGTAACCTTTAGTTTTACCGCCTTTAGCCATTCCCTTTGTTTTTCCACCTTTGAAATAACCTTTTGTCTTGGGAACTTTGCCGCCAGCCATCATCTTGCCTTTTCCATCAGCGGCAAAAAACGGCACTTCCTTGCCTTCTTTGTTGGTAACCATTTTAAGCTTACCACCTTCCTTCATGCCTTTAGGCTTCATCTTACCGCCAGCTTTCATGCCTTTAGTTTTCATTTTGCCGCCACCCATGTAGCCTTTAGTTTTCTTCATCAGGTTCTCCTGAATACATGTTATCGAAAACTTGATTTACATCTAATGTGTAATCCAAGTCGGATTTAGAATAATGAATATGTTGAGATGGCCTGAAGTCTGGCGCACCCTCTCCCAATGAAAACCATGCAGGATGTGTGACTCTTACCCTGTTATTGGGGAGTGCCACAATGTTGCCTGTCCATTTGCCAGCATCTAGCAGTTCCATGACATGGCTTTGTTTGTGTTGTGCAGGATCATCAGCAATTTCATTGTCAGTGTAATCGACTGTAAAATAATACTTTGCGGGATAGAACTCACCGTCTATTTTCGCAATCCAAGGACAAGGCGTTGCCCGATCTAGCACATAAACAGAATGTGTTCTTGAAGAACAGTCCCAAGGTTGTGCCGCCCATACAGGCATTGGCTCAGGCCATTCTTCTAACGGTGTGTCAGCTACTAGCCCTGTAAGAGGCATCCTTGCCCACATTGCACCGCCATGTATGTTTTCCGCATTCTCGTCATCGTAGGTTTCTGCGCCAGTAAATATAACTTGAAAGCTAAGAGAACGACACGGCATGGTGGTAACTGCAATCGCCATCGCATGAAGAAACTCTCCATGATATTTTTGGTGATTGTGCGTGTATTCTTTTCTAACCCAACATTTAAAATACGGAATGTTACTTTGTAAAAATGCCACTTTTCTCCTTGGGTAAATAAACCATTACAAATGAGTTACATTTTGGACACGACAAGTTTGTAGATATTAAATACTCTGAATCTTCTTCTTCGTCGTGGTCACCGCCCCAAATAAGATCTGTGTTGCAATGCCAACATTTCATCTAATAATACTCTGCTCGTCTGGAATAAAAGGGTTCTTCATCCTCATCAGACCCCAAACGCAGGAATCCTCCTTGTCTGAATCGGAGCAATGCTTGTGTTGACGAGTCAACCAAGTCATCGTGTTCGCCTGCTGGGAAGGATGCAAACTCTTCTATCACCTCTTCCGCAAACCTAGTCTCAGGACACCAGACAATGCCAGACGCAAATAGATCTGACACAGCGTTAACCCTTGAGATCTTATCGTTTCCTCTGCTTGGCGTATATTCAGATACAGGAATACCCATTGCTCTTAATTCAAATATAAGAGGGGTTCCAGCCGCCTTCGCTTCAACGATACAGGCATCAGGTTCAAATTCATTATAGAACTCAAACGCACATTTCTTTAGTTCAGGAAACTCAAGCCTATCTTTGAATGCATCAAGTAATATGATGTTAGGCTGTGTGACTCCTTGTTCATCAGGGTGGTAAAATACCCCCCATGTGGTGCAAGCAGAGTAGTCTGCTCGTTGTGTTTTCAAAAAAGCGGTGTCCCATGATTGGATGATAAACTCGCACTGAGGCGGTCTTTCATCTTCCCATTTCTGCCACCATTCTCTTTTAACTAATGCGCTCTCTTCAGAAGACGGATCTTGCTGATATTGAGCTTGCCATTTGGGTGCAGGCAGTTCACTACGCAGAGCTTCTAGTTCCGTTAAAGACCAGAACTCAGGCCATAGTGCATTGCCAGAAGGCATAATTGCAGGAAATTCAATCAGTTCCCATTCATCCATTCCTTCTCTTTGGACGGATGTTTTGATTATCTTTCCTGTTAAATCTCTCTTGTGCCAGCGAGTCATCACTATAATGATTGACCCTCCTGGCTGTAATCTCTGTCTCGGCCCTGATGTATACCAGTCATAGACCTTGTCAAATACCGCAGGATCTGCGCTTTGGCCCTCTTGTTCACTGTGAGGGTCATCTATTATCAGTAAGTCGGCTCCTTTACCTGTAACCGCACCGCCTACCCCGATAGCGAAGTATTCACCGCCTTTGCTTGTACTCCAGCGTCCTGCCGCTTTTGAATCTGCCCTTAACCCTAATTCTGGGAATATCTCTTTGTAATCATCACTATCAACTAGGTTACGAACCTTTCGCCCGAAACCAACTGACAGTTCTGCTGTATGTGCAGTTTGTATTATTTTCTTTTCAGGGTATTGGCCCAGAAACCAAGCTGGGAGTAAATAAGATGCAAACTCAGACTTTGTATGTCGAGGCGGCATATTAATAATTAATCTTTTTAAATCGCCATTTGCTACACGTTCAAATGCTTCTGCCATGATCTTATGATGTCTGCCTTCAATAAAAGCAGGCCAAACCTTCTTGATAAATGGCATAAACCCTTCACGGGCGGCTTCTTTGTCTTCTGTCTCTTGTAATTCTTTTAAAAGATCAAGAACTCTTGACTGCTCTTCAACAGGCAAGTTTTTAATATTTTTTAAAAGATCGGGGTTTATCTTGTCAGATACTTGCATTTGTAAGGGGCCATTTGCTTGAGTAGCATTTCATATAAAAAAAAACAATGGCCCTTCAATCAATAAATGGCCTGTTTGTATGTGGCCCCTTATAAGTCAGCTATAGCTAGATTGTAACATACTACTACTCTTGACAAGCAAATCAAAAGGTTTTTTTGAAATTTTGTAAAAAAATTTTTGGGGGCATAGGATTCCTAAGCTTTTTTCTGGCAAAAAAAGGGGCAAGTGATTGATTTATAAGCAGTTTTTACCAGATAGTTGGTATTTTAGTGGTAATTGTTTGAGCGTTTTACTATGTATATATGTGCTGATGCGCTCGTGTCGCAAGGGGGGGTCGGGTCGTCGCTAAGTCCTTGATTTGAAACCAGTTTTTAAGAAAAGCCCCACCCCTTGACGAGTCATCACTAGTGTATTTCACCGTCGTCTGGGTCCAGAATATCCTGCTCAGAATCCTGCTCCTGACTGGCTAATAACAGTGCTTCGATTTCCCCTGCTAGTTCGCTTGCGTCTTTTTGGCGTGTGTCACTCACGTTAATGTCAGTGCTAAACAGATTCACGCCACGGCCTAGTAGTTCACTTGCCTTGAGTTTTAGCTGATCTGTTTCGATTTCACCGTCCATTACCTGCTCGAAGTACTTCAAAACCTTGTCTCTTCGTGAGAGCGCAGAGGCAACTGAACCAGCCCTCTTAGCCTTCAAAAGCGAATCGATCATGTCCCTAACATGGGGTAACCGATGCACTCTCGACGCCATGCTATTAACCGTTGCACTCTTTGTTGAGGGATCGACATCAAACGCATACCTGTAAGCGTCACTCAACGACATGCCCTGACCTTGATCGCCGCCGCTCACAAATGCTCGACAAAAACTTTCCTGCTTACTCGTCAACACCTTTTTAGGTTTCATCCCACTCAGTGATTTTTTTTTCGTCACGCAGCCGCTCCTCTTAACTCGTCAAATAAAAGAATTCTAGACCTGACCCCTGACACTGTAAAACAACAGTATTCAGTACAAAAACACTTGACATTTGTATTTTGACCATAAGAGCCATTCTGAAGCTATCTGGGGCGTTTTAGCTTTTACCCTTACACCACTATCAATTAGTCTCAAAAACGTCTTAGAGATTTTTCCCCTTTATAATCAATAGCTTATGCGACACCGCTTTACTGCTTCTATATATAGCGAAAAAAATTCCTGACTCCTGATTTTTGGCATGGGATGCGCTGTAAGAAATAGTGATCTGACTCGTTAGATTAGAACGTATGATTATTTTCAAAATATTAAATATTAACGCTTGCATATTAGCGTCAATTTGATATCTTTCGCGTTGGGGTTTTCCCCAATCGGACTACTGTACATATATACAGTACTGTATAAACAAACAATAGGGGCTTTAAATGGAAAAAGAACTAACACTGACTAT